TGGTTCATCATGGATAACAAAGTCACCCATGATTTCGTGAATGGTTTCACATTCGTTGAGTTTGCCTGATTAACACTCACTAACCCCTCACTATCTAACATCATGTCATCACAATTCTATTCACTCAAAGCACTCAAAGCAAGGGTAGAAAATCTTATTGAAGCACAGGGCGAAGATGCACCAGCAGCAGGATGGATTTACACTAGCGAAGATGTTGTGAAGTATGATGATGAGGGTGATGAAGTACAACAACCCCAATCGTTATGTGATAGCGTCTTATGCAATCTGCAAGACTACGATAACATTCACACAACGATTGTTGATGCTATTGAAACAGAACTAGCATGGTTGGAGCGTAACATATAGTGAAGTGATTTCATCACTAAGTAACACTAACTGGTCGGCTGCCTCCCAATTGGTAAAGTGACACAAGGTCACGGCACAGACCTCAAAATCGTGTATTGTAGAAGGGTCAAAGAAACGAGTTCAATTTTGCTTTACACTGTTCATTGTCCAGCACTCAACGAAACTGAGAATTGTGCTTCTCAGGATCATGCTATCGATGTTGCTTATTCGATGTATAGTGAGTCCAATTCCACTGTCTGGGTTGAAGATTACCTCGGGCATACTGTTATCGAATTGGGAGACTAAATCACATGCCTATCTGGAATTGCTACGGTTACGATACTAAGAAAGAGATGCACGATGTGCTTTCTTACATGAGAGAAACTGCTGCTGAAGCATATGCAAGGTGCAAAGAATTACATCCAAACTTTGAGATCATTACAGTAAAACTTCGTCCTGAGTAACACTAACCGTGGTATCACTAAATGATACCCAGGTCAGCCGCCTGTGGACAGTTGGTCAAAGTGTCCACTACCGCTTGATTTCTGCTCCCATCTCTGCCATACTAACAGTATGGAAAACAAAGCACAACGCAACGGACAATTCATCACCACTGGCACCCCTTCGCCACTGATGCTGACCGTCATGGAGAAGATCCAACGCCAACAGCAGGCAGAACACGAGTATAGGCAGGCAGTCCGTGCCGGTCGCATCCAACCCAACCAGTCCAGCAACTGGAACATCAGCGACAGACACTGACCCCTGACCCTGTAGACTATTCAAAGAAACAAACGAACAATCATGGATCCAATCTCATTCGCAGTCGGTATGATCGGTGCAGCACTAGTCGGTAAAGTCTATGCTGAGTTAATCAAAGCAAACAGAGATAGAGACTGAACCAACTCAAAACACTCAACATCTAGGATCGTCACTAATGAGAACCTTTCTCGCCTGTACCCTCTCATTGATCGTCGGCACTGCCTATGGTCAGTATGTACTAGACGGTGCCCGTGCTGCCGTTGAAATTATTCAGGATCAACGCTCCTGATTTGCACTAATCACATGAGAAACGAAACCATGAACGTCCGAACCAACGTCCTCCCACTTGACCTTTGCACTGTGACCCTGACTGAAGCAAAGTGGAGCACGATCCGAACCGCCTTGCTTACCATTGCTAGTCAGTGCCGCATCGATGGCAAGGATACAGATGCAGACTATTATCTGAATGCATACAACACACTGAAAGCAGCAATGGGGATGGACGACTGAGACACTGACACATAGGGCAATGCCCTGCCTCCCTGACCCTGTAGACTAACAGCATGAGAAACGAAACCATGAACAACCCCAAATGCATCGTCGTCATCGGTGGCATTGATTACGAGGGAGAGGCAATCAGATCCCTTCGCCTCTTTGATTGCCAATCAACGGCAGATGCCTACAAGGCAGAACTTGAGAGTGAGTTTGATTACGTGCTCATGGAGGTAAAGGAGATCTCACAATACAGCATGATGATGGGTGGGACAATCGGATGAGTGACACAGGCAACTAGGGGTTGCCTCCCTGACCCTGTAGAATTAAAACAACAAACAACCAACAAAATCATGTTCGCAGTTCAACCAACCTCCTTCGTCACCTTTGATGAGTTCGGGGCAGACTATACCCCCACGATCGCAGGTGCCTACCGCATTGCCGCCATTAGACAGCAGGAACGCGAGGGTGATCAAATGATCTGGCGTCTCACCTCAGGGCAACCCATCCCATGGGTTCGTGTCTATGAAGGAGAGGACATCTCCAGTGTGACAACCCAGGAGCTGGCATTGCTCGCCTAGGCAACGCCCCTCTACCGACTACAATACAAGAGAACACAACACAGGACACAGCATGAACGGATGGGCAAACCACGCAACATGGAACGTCGCTCTCTGGATCGGCAACGATGAGATGATCTACCGCCATGCCAAAGCAAACCAGAATCTAGGGTACAGAGCATGGGCGAAGCGTTACATCGATGAGTTCGGTGAGTACATCACAGGCGATGGCATCTCCTGGTTGTCCGATGACGTAGACACCGATGAGATGGATGCCATGCTTGCCGAACTGTGAACTAGTGTTACAGGGGGGCAGCATAGCACCCCCTGCCCTGTAGACTATCAAAGAACACAACCAACAGCACATGCCCAACCCAGTCATCATCATCGCCACGCCTCAGAGCAGTGCAACCCAAGAGATCAGACTCTACCCGATGACCCGTCAATGCATGGTCTTCTGGCAGTCACCTCACTACAGCAACCACAAGGTGAGACGCCGTGACATGCTGCGCCTCATCCTGAATCTGAAGCAGAGCGCAGGCGTATGGGTTAACAAGTACGCCCTCGTCTGATTTCTCTACACTAACCCCATCACACTACATCACATGAACATCAGGAAGTATCGCAAGACAGTTGATTCAATCATGTTTGCCGAAGGTCTCATCTGCATCGACGATTCTAAGCATTTGAAATACAAACACCCTGATCTAGGTTTAGTTCAGACATGCTCAAAGACACCAAGTGATAACTATGCCATTGCACAGATTAAGCGACAATTGAGAAGATCACTCACAGCACTAAGTTAAACACAGGGGGCAGTAATATGCCCCCTTTTTTGTATACCCCCAAACGCCGAGCGGGACTCCTAGTCGTACTCTAACCTACAAAGTGTTACCCAAGCGAGATAAATACTTCGGGTCCCTCCAATATAAAAAAATCTCCCCAGAAAATTTTGCAATGAAAACCTCGATAACATTCAAGGAAGAAATTAGTTATATTATGTTATGTCTCAAAGAAACTGAGAGTATACTTAGGGGACATATATTAAAATGGCTACGAGGATATATAATGAGATATCATGAGGTTAATCATGGCACAAGCACCATCGAAACATAAGAAAAAGGATCAGGACAGTAAATTTTTTCTGTATGTTCTTTTCCACTCAGTGTGGACTGCAGTAATTTCAATTTTCGACGATAGTAACTAATATGGAAAACCACAAAATCACTTACAAGACCAAGGACGGAACTTTAAAGGAGCAGAAGTTCGATGAGTTCAATGAATTTGCCGATGCGATCGAAGATGCTGCGACAGACTACTTCAATGCGGCAGATACTGCGCCTGTAGTAGATATTTCGAGTGCCTTCGGGGCATACGGTGTAAATTATAAGGAAAGTTTTAAAGATGGAGCAAGAACTGACAGTCAGATTGAATTCCTTGGAGAAGAGACTGAAGGAATGTGAAGAACCTGCAGCATTAATGTATTGTCGTCCTGGCAGTAAGAATCATGAAAATTTAGTAAGTTTTTTAAATGACACCTATATACAGTTGCAGGAAGTTCGTGCAGTTGTAGAGATGACTGCACAGGATTCTAAGGTTCATCTTATGCATAAGTTATGCCAGCACTAGTTATTCCAGGAACGGTTGATACGATCAGCACGAATGCGACATGCACGTTTGCTGCAGCACCATTAGGAGGGGTTCCATTAACTTCTGGGATTTTTATAGACAAACAACCTGCGAAGTATTATGTAGAGGGTACTGTACTCACTCCTGTCCCTGGTGTTCCAACGACTCCGATTGTTCCATGTATTGATCCCACTGCAGGCACACGAATCATCAAGATATTGATCAATCAGTCGATATATTTTAACAAGTTAAAACCAGCATTACAGGGAGACGAGGCATTTATTGCTGGCACACCCAGACCACTGACTGCACCGTTTGCCCCATCGAGTGTTCAATTTCAGACTGGTGCGGGTGCAGCAGGTGCAGCAGCACCATAAGTATGGTATAATATATGAGTCGTTCAAATATGATTCATGGCAAAGCGTCCTTCACTCTCAGGCAACGGAACATTTATCGAAGCTACTCCGAAGAAAACCCGACAGGGTTGTGGGAAGCACACGAAGTATGCTGCTACTAGTAGAAATAGTAAAAAGAAAATGTATCGTGGACAAGGTAAGTAAAGTTAAGGAATGGATTAAGTATATTTCTAAGGAGCATAGGGAACTCGGTGGATATTCCATTTGTCCCTATGCTTTTTCTGCGTCTGTACATATAGAAGAGTGTAATTTGCGGAGGGTGACTCTGAATTCATTACCACATGTAGACGTTATAGTGTATATTTTAGAAGATGACATTTCTGAATGCATGATGTTGCAACGGGTTGCGGAACTTAATATGAGTCAAGACAAGTATATTGTTCTTGATGATCATATGGATGACGCAACGTTTATAAATGGAGTGCAGAGTAATTTTGGTAGAGGAAACTTACTACTGGTTCAAAAACTTGCTAAATTAAAAAAGGCAAGGGAACAATTGCATAAGACCGATTATTATAAACATTGGTCACCAACACTGTATAGGAGAATAGTTCATGGCAAATAGTCCAACAGATAAAAGCAAATCATTTATCAAATCTGGTATGACACTCATCACACAACCAGCAAGTGATTATTGGTTAAAGAAATACCAAAAGGAGAAGAAGGAAGTAAAAGACTAGATAGTTGATAGGGTGCTAAATAGATAAGATAAAGTCTACTATTCGTGTGGCAAAGTTTCAAACCTTCAAGGATTTGAATATTACATTCAAACCTCATCCAGTAACAGGTGACTTAATTGTCAAGAAGGATGATGCTGCAATTAAACAAGCAGTTGTCAATTTGCTACTCACATCAAAAGGCGAGAGACCGTTTAAACCAAATTTGGGTTCTAATCTTCGTAAGTTATTATTTGAGAACTTAGATGCAGCATCTGCTGGTGATGTTGGTGATGATATTCGCGAAACTTTAAACGAGTTTGAACCCAGAATTGCGATCACTAGTTTAGATGTTGATGCTAATTTTGAGGATAACGGATTCGATGTTGCCTTAGAATTTGAAATTATTGGTAGAGAAGACTTTCCTGTTGCCATAGAATTCTTCCTAGAGAGAACTCGATAATGCCATACGTTCAGCTATCAAACCTAGACTTTGCAGATATCAAGACTGCACTCAAAGAATACTTGAGATCTCAAGGAGAGTTTACTGATTTTGATTTTGAAGGTTCAGTATGGTCTAATCTTCTCGACGTATTAGCGTATAATACGTATTACACAGCATTTAACACCAATATGGTGGTGAATGAGACGTTCCTAGATTCGGCAACGCTCAGGGACAATGTGGTGGCACTGGCAAAGCAGTTGGGTTACACTCCCAAGTCAGCAACATCACCAAAAGCAAATTTAAACTTTCGTGCGGTATTCTCAAATACTGCACCTAAAGAAATTATTCTGAAAAAAGGATCAGGTTTCAACTCATCTTTTGATAATACCATTTATAACTTTGTGGTAGTAGATGATATCAAAGTTCCTGTAATTAATAACATTGCAACATTTGATGGTATTGATGTTTATGAAGGATCCTTCATAACTGACAGATATACGGTCAATGCAGCACGTTCAAACCGTTTTGCGATCAGAAACCCAAACGCAGACCTTTCGTCTCTTAGAGTCCGTATTTTCCCATCAATCCAGAGCACAGTTGGAGAAGTTTATGCTCGTGCAGAAAGCATTTTAGATATTGACGGTAATTCCAATGTCTTTTATGTTGAAGAAATTGAAGATGAGCAGTATGAAGTCTTCTTTGGTGATGGTGTCTTGGGTAGACAACTTGAGTCTGGCAATTTAGTAGAGATTACTTATCTGTCAACAAATGGTCCTGATTCTAATGGTGCAAGAGCATTTACCTTTAACGGCATCCTGGAGGACTCACAAGGCAATTCTAACTACAACTTTAGTATTGACTATACTTCAGCAACAGACCTCGTAGAGGTCGCAGTAGGGGGCACAGATATTGAATCTGTTGCAAAGATCAAGTTCAATGCTCCTAAGTTCTATGGAACTCAAAACAGAGCAGTCACTGCTGAAGATTATGCAGCAATTGTGAGAGATATCTATCCTGCTATTGCTGATATCATTACTTTTGGTGGTGAAGAAGATAATCCTCCTGAATACGGCAAAGTTAAAATTGCTGTCAAACCTTCTACTGCAAGACGTTTAAGTTCTGCGACTAAAAAAGAAATCGTAGATAAATTAAAACCTTATATTGTAGCATCTATTACTCCTGTAGTTATTGATGCTTCCATTTTGTATGTTGAATTAACTTCCAGAATTTATTACTCCAAAATTAAGACTAATCAAAGTAAAGATGAAATTAAATCTAAAGTTATTGGAGGACTTGAGCAATACATTACTTCTTCTAGTACAGAGAAGTTCAACGGTAAATTTAGATTCTCTAAGTTTGTTAGTGTAATTGATGATGCTGATCGTAGTATTAATAGTAATCTTACTACAGTCAAGATGAGAAAAGATTTTTATCCTCAGATTAATAGTAAGTTCTTTTATGAACTCTGCTATCAAAATGCTTTTGATGATACCTGTGATGAGGACATAATTGTGCAATCAACAGGATTTATCGTTAGTGAATATCCTCTTTATACGGTGTATCTCGAAGATCGTGCTGGCAAAATCGTCCTATATAGAATAGACTCTATCTCAGGTGAGAAAATCGTTTTAAACGATTCTGTTGGAACGGTTGACTATAAGAATGGGGAGATCAAATTATATGATTTGACTATTATCAAAGGCAGTTTCTTTGATAATAGAATTGAAGTTAGAACTATCCCATTAAGTAATGATATTAGTGCTTCAAGAGAAGTCTATCTCGATGTTGATATTCCAAAGAGTTCACTCACGATTTACACAGAGTAAGTTTAAATGGCAGAGACTAGGAGAATATCTACTCTAATTGAGAGTCAACTACCTGAGTTCATTTCTTCTGACTACGAAAATTTTTCTAAAGTTGTAGAAAAATATTACGAGCAGTTAGAACTTAGAGGTCAACCTCTCGATGTGATTCAAAATATCACGAAATATCGTGATATCGATTTTTATGAAAAAAGTCTTCTGGCGCAAGGCACAGAACTAGCTGTAGCAGTATCTGCGAGTGATACTACTATTGAATTAATTGATGGATCTGCTTTCCCGGCAGAAAACGGTTACATCAAGATCGATGATGAGATCTTGTTTTATAAAGAGAGAAATGACAACATTCTCAGTGATGTCACGCGTGGTGTCAGTGGTAATACAAAACTAGGTGACCTATACGAGAAAAGCAACTTTGTAACAACGCTTGCTGTAGGTCATAACTCAGGTGTTGGTGTTCAGAACATTAGCAACCTGTTCTTGTATGCTATTGTCAAAAACTTCGAGTCTGACTACCTTGCATCTTTTCCAGAGAAATATCTGAACGAAAAGGTAGATAAAAGAACCTTAATCAAAAATATTTCTAATTTCTATCGTGCAAAAGGCACTGATAGGTCAATTAAGTTTATTTTTAACACTCTAGTAGGTAATGATACTCCAACGGTTTTAAAACCAAAAGACTTTACTGTTAAAGCGTCTACATCTGACTGGATCACCTCGTACTCATTAAAAGTAAAGGTTCTAGAGGGTAACGCAAAGGATCTTATTGGTGAAGAGATTATTCAAAATGTAGATCCATTTGATCTTAAAGCAGGTTATGCATCTGCTATTGTAGACAACGTTTTTAGTGCTGGTGTTATCGATGGAGAGCAACTATATGAAATTGCTCTTGATACTTCTTCTGTCAACAGTACATTTAAGATCGCATCTAAAACGGTTTTGACATCAGACTTTGATAATAATCTTGCTGCTGGTGATCGTATTAATGTATTTTCTACAGAAGGATTTGCTCCTAATGGCAGATTTATTATCCGTGGCGAGGAGTTTGAGTATAGTGATAAGTCTGTTACCCAGTTTCTAATCAGCAGTAGAGAAACCAATATTATCTACACTTCTGGAGAATCAATTTATAGTTTTTCTACAGTTACTTCCGGAAATGTCAAACTTTTAGTTCTTGGTGTCCTTTATAACTTAAGCACCGAATCTCCTGCTCCCTATGCTGAGGAAGGAGATCGTATTCAGGTATCTGGTGCAGGTTTTGAGACCAGAGATCCTATTATCGTTACTCCACAGAATAATATTCGATGGATTTTAAGTCAAGAGAACGCTGAAGCAGAAAACCTTACTATTCAGTCTCAGATTGGAGATTTACCTGGCGATGTTGCTGCTGTATATGAAGATAGCAACTATTACTACATATGTTCATCTTCTTTCCCAACTAGATCTATTCTTCTTGCAGATACTCAACAGACACTGCAAGATCAAAAAACTATGAGATTGATTCGTAAGAATCCTCAGGTTATTACTGAATCTTATCCAACAACACAGAGAGATGTTGGTATTTTTGTTGATGGAACTCTTGCTTTTAGTTATAGAGATTTTGATCAAATCAAGTTTGGTCCTATCACCAAGTTTAGTATTTTACAGAAAGGTAGTGGATATCAAGATTCTCCTAATGTTTTGGTTAATAATATTCCAGGAAGAGCAAGATCGTTCTTAGCAGGTGAGGTTGTTGACCGTATTGAACTTCTTGATCAAAGTGTTTATTCCGAACCACCAACTGTAACTATTACTTCTGGTAGAAGTGCAAAAGCATCTGCTACTGTTACTTTTGGTAGAATTACAAGTATTCAAGTAATTGATTCAGGTGAATACTATACTACACCTCCTACAGTAAGAATTATTGACCGTCTTGGTAGAGGTCGTTTTGCGGAATACAATGCTGTCTTGGAAAATGGCAAAATTGTTGACTTTGAGCAAGTAGACGAAGGCAAGTTCTACTCTAAAGGAAATGTAATTGTCGATATTTTACCTGTTGGTGATGGAGCAGAATCAACATCTGATATTGTTACATATACCAAAGATCGTTACAACAAACTGCAGTCTGAATTAGATTCTTCTAATGGTTATACATTCCAAAACTATAATCCGGTCAAAGGATTTGGTTATGGTATTGTTGCAAATCCTGCTTCTCTTAGATTTGATCTAAATGACGATGGAAGTACACACTCTCCAATTTTAGGATTTGCTTATGATGGCAATCCCATTTATGGTCCTTATGGATATGAGAACCCTCTAGATGCTGGCAGTGCAGTGAATAGACTGTCATCATCATACTATTTGAAGGATAACAGACTAGGTGGTCCAAACCCATCCGAGTTTCCACTTGGAACATTTATTGAAGACTATGAGTGGAGACCTAGTGTACAGACTGGTAAATTAGAATTAGATGAAAATAATGGAAGATTCTGTGTAACACCAGATTATCCAGAAGGTATCTATGCATATTTTATTACTATTGATATTAATGGAAATCCAGCATTCCCATATATCTTAGGATCAAATTATTACTCACTACCTGTCGATTCTAACTATAATGCAGATTTGTCTCAAGATGATCTACCCAAATATGCCAAGAGATTAAAAACTCCGGGAATGCCCACTAATGGTGGTAATACTGTTTTAAAAATTAATAAAACTACTACCGGTAGTATCTCTTCATTGAAAGTAGATGATTCTCCGGATTCATTTAAAGTTGGTAACAGATTTATTGTCAATAATAATGGAACCGAAGGATCTGGTGCGGCGGCAATCGTTGCAGAGGTTACTGGCAAAACAATTACATCACTTAAGTCAAATGATCTAGATCCTAGCAATACATTAGCAGTTTCTTATATTGAAACTATTGCTCCTTGCTATCTATTTGAAGGTGATGTTATTACTCAGGAAGACAGTGATTATACTGGTATAGTCATTGGAGACATTTCTAATAGAAACGAGTTTGTTCTTGAAAATGTATCGGGAATATTCCAGTCTAATAAAAATCTAAACTCTTCTAGCAATATTGTCGGTATTATCTTGACCGGCAACGGAACGTTTAGTGCAGAAGCAACATTACTCTTAACAGATGGTGATGATGATATTCTTGCTAGAGGTAGAATCCTTGAGTCTGTGTCAAATCAAAACTCGCTTAGAGTTGAAGTGACTGAAGGAGAGTTTGTTGTTCCAGAAACTGCCGTTAAAAACTATTTCCTCCAGAGTACAGTTCTTGGAGATACTGTAGGTCTAGAAGTTGTAACTTACAATAAACTAAGCAAGAATATCGAAGCATTTGCTGCTGATAATAATTATGCTCTAGTATCTACATCTACACCGCATAATGTAGGTGTTGGTAGTGATGTACATATGGATCTTATTCCTAGTGAGGTTGATACAACAACAACATATTATGTGAGAAAGAGATTTTATCAAGAGATTACACTACGAGAACCTTCCTACACTACAGTGATGACTGATAGTGGTGTTGGTAAATCAGAACTTCTTAATAGTGGTATAGACTATCAGGCGGGAACATACGAAGATGTTGAACTAATTTTCTTTGATCAAAGTAAGGTAAGACCTGATATTGGATCTACTGAAGATCCAGATAATGCACGGGCAACTATTGTTGTTAGTGATTTTAATAGCACTGGATATGGCAGTATTAGTGTAGTTACTATTACATCTAAGGGTCAGAACTACATTAAGGGTGACATTTTATCAGTTGCAGATGCATCACTCAATAGACTAGATCAGTCTATATCAACTCAAAGGTTGGCGTTAGAAGTTGATCATGTTGGTTTTTCTCTAACTAATACTGTATTACAGTTAAGAACTGTACAGAAACTGTCTGAGAACGATTATTTACAAATTAACAGTGAGATTTTAAAAGTTACATCTATTGATAGTAATTCAAGAACTGCTGTTGTTGAAAGAGGTCAGTTTGACACTGTTGTTACTAATCACTTTGATAATACTACTGTAAGACTCTATAATGGCATTTATAGATTCCAAGAGAACTCAAGACCTCTAGGTGAAGGTACTAATGATCCATATATTATTGACTATAATGCAACTACTCAAAAAGTAACCCTAGCATACAATTATGGTGCTCCTTCTCCTAGAGAAGTTACTAATAGCAGTATCTTTCAGGATGATAGTTTTCCTAGAAAATCTATAAACATTGCTGCATCTACTTCTGGGGAGAACAACCTAGAGTTCTCTAAAGATATTAACTTTGAAACATATGGCAAAAATACTGATATCCGTATTCAAAAATACTATCGTTATTTGTTTGATACTAGTCATTTCTCTATGCTAGGAGTTTTTCTAGATTTTTCTGCTAGCAGAACAGGAAATATTTTTACCGAAGAGAAAGAAGTGAGTGGTATTCAACCAGGAAACTCTGGTTCGTATGTTGCTATAACACTAGGATTTGGTCCTAATATTGCTGGTTTCGATCAACAGAGATTCCCAGTTAACTTTGACACATACTACTACTTTATTAAGGCATCCAGTGATGTCAATACCAACAATGCTTCGTTGAAAGTCATTGATGATCCTTTGACTGGACCTAAGACAGTTAAGTTCACGACACCAACTAAGTTTGTATATCAGTTGCCTGATGTTCCTGATTATCAAGGAACTGGCGCTATTACATATACTACATCTTCACCTTTTGCTGAAGGTAAGATCACTAAGACTACAATTAATAACCTTGGAGAAGGATATAAGAGATCTCCTATTGTTGAGGGTTGTATTGTAACGGATAATAACGAACCACTCCTCAACATATCTTGGGATTCTATTACCCAGTCAATCAAAGGTGTTCAAATTAATAATGGTGGTAAAAACTACATAAATCCCAAGGCAGTTGTTACTAATGGAGATGGTGTTGGTGCTACTTTTAGTGTAACAAGTGATGTTGGTAGAATTACCAGAATTGATGTATTATCAGGTGGAAGTGGTTATACTTTTGCTCCTACCATATCTGTGTATGAAGGTGCTGTTGATGCATTCTTTGAATCTGAAACTATTGGTTTGCCTCAAGACATTAGTGTTGTTAGTAACGGTGGATCTTTTCATAATGATGAAACTATTAAGTCTACTTATAGATCAAACTATGCTATTATCTACAAAGGAGATGTTAAGTTCTTCAAGGGAGAGCGTGTAGAGCAGCGTTTTGGTTCTTCACTAATTTTCAGTGGTTATATTGCTGATAAAGGGTGGAGAGTAGGATCAAATATTCTCAGACTCGACAAAGTAAATGGTGTTGTAGATACTAATCTACGTCTTTCTTCTGTATTAGATCCAAACAGAAATGTTGAAGTATCTGATGTTTTGTTTACTGAGTTTGATTCTGACATCAGAACTTACTATGATAATCTTGGTAGGTATGCGTCAGATAAAGGCAAGATTGGAAGTAGATATCAAAAACTAACTGATTCTTTCTATTACCAAGACTTCTCATATGTCATCCAGTCTAGAACTGCTATTGATGTATGGAGAGACCTGATTAAGCAGACTACACACCCTGCAGGTTTTCAACTGTTTGGCGAAGTTCTGATTGATTCTGAACAGGAAGCATCAATGCCAACTGGTCAGACTCCTACTACATCTATCAGTTATATTGAACTTGCTCCTAAGACAGTAACTGTAGAGAGAAAGAGCACTGTTGTCCAGAACTCTTTTATTAGTGTTGCTACATCACTTCTTCGTAGAGGTGTAGGATCTATCTCTATTGATGAGTATGATACTGAAGGCATTATCTCCAGAGAACTAATTCTCGCACAATCTTTCACTGGGCGTTATGCCACCAAGGAAGATTATGTGGGTTCTATTAGGGCAATTTCTCTGCCGGGGGATGGTATTGCAAGGGTTAGTTACAATAATACATTAAGCATTCCAGAGGGTTCTTATGCTCACTGGATTAAATTTAAAATGCTTAGCAATAGCAATAATCAACCCGCTTTTGCTCCTTTTATTGACTCAAGTTCTCCTGCTCAAGCATGGCGTTCTACTGATAATTATAATATTATTTCTAATGATGAATATGTAACTGATGGATCAGGTATCTTCGATCTAACTAAGATTACAAGAATGCGAATTGGTTTCCAATTTTCGTTTGGTGAGTTTGATCTTAGTCCAGAAGATCTTACTGATTATGAGTTTGGTGGGGTAGTTGAATCTACTGAGTCTGATTTCTCTCAGATTGCATATGGTTTTGAAGTTGGCGATCAGATCACTTTCTATGAGAATGCAGTATCTTACATTACTGTTGAAGTTACCGAAATTGACTCTCCTGCATATGATGTTGCAGAAGGTGTCATTGGTAATGGCAATATTCTAGGTAGAAAGACATTTGCACTATTAGACAAAGCAAACAATCTTCCATACTCACCATATAATAATCAAGAACTATTCATCACATTGAATGGTATTGCTCAGGAACCTGGCAAGTCATTTAGAGTTTCTGGTTCCCAGATTACATTCAGTGAAGCGCCTCTGGGTGCTCTGTTCCCACAAACTGGCGAGAACCTAGATGACATTTATAAAACTGATCCTACATCATTTATCTGTAGATCATTTAAGTTTAAAGAAGATACTTACAACTCAAGATATCTAAGAAAACTTAAGGACATTTCTTCTCAGTTTGATGGTGTTGCTGATCAGTTTGATTTGTATTGGGAAGATGGCACCCCTGTTAAAGCAGATCCTGGTGAGAACTTCTTGATCTTTATCAATGGAATTCTACAAGAAGCAAAAGAATCTGTAGAGGCACCACTAGGCAATGCATATTACATTTTAAAAAGAACTAGCACACAACCAGATGCCATTGTATTTGCAGAACCACCTAGAAACTTCGCTGACGATATTGATCCTGTTCCTGTTCAACTAGATCAAAAAGAAAGTTTCTATGGTTATGGAATTGGTAGTTATGATAGATTTAGAATTGACAATAACCTAATTCCTTTTAGAGGAGTTGGTCCATACCTTGTATTTGGTGAGGTTGATGGAAGAGTTAAGAACATTACTGATGATAGATTTATTTTAGTATTTGTTGATGGTGTTCTGCAGAATACCAATAGTTACATTATTAATGGTCCTAACCTAACATTATTATCACCACTCAAGAAGTATACTCCTGAGTCTGGTTCATCAATTCAGAATAGAGTTAGACTAATTTCTTTATATGGTAGAGATGTTCCTAAGACTCTATCTTTCTATGATTTTGACCGTTGTGCTCTAACAAATGAAATTACTATTTCTATTGAGAGGAAGATTACTTCTTCTGCTGGCGATGCAGAGTATCTAGAATGGCAGGGTAAAATCAGTGCGATTAACCCATTGAAACCTAAAAACTTATTTACTATCGATAGTAATGGTACTAGGAAACTGATTGGTAAAGTTTCTAAGATTAGATTCGATGAATTGCAAGATGGAACTACTACAGGAAACTCCAAGTTAGGTATTGTTGCAAACAAAATCACGATGACGGTTTTGAATGCACAAAACTTTGACTTTGAGAATATATCATATGATCCAACACAAAACACTAGTGATGATAGCAGAGTTTCTAGTCTTTATATTTCTATTGAAAGTGATTTCTCTAATTCTATATCTTTTAATGTAGATAATAAAGAATACTCTGTTGATCTTGCTTATTCTGTAGATGATGAAGGCCGTCGTATTCTTGTTCGTGATGTTCCTGGTTGGTTACAAGGTTCCGAACTTGGTAATGATGCATATTATTCTAAGTATAAGCAACTCCTTGATATTCAACCTGGAGATGAAGTTCTTGTAGATGGAGAGAATGAGTATAGAAAAATTAACTACATTCCACCTACTGCAAACCTTAGAAACTTTGGCAAAGGACAAACTGCTAAGTACGAGCACTTTTCTAAAGTTGACGTTACCAACTACAATGATATTGTAAGAGGTGAAGGGTTAAGCATTACTACTCAGATTAATCCTGCTGGCGGAGTAAGCACTCTAGGATTTAGTGATTTATCATGGAACAAAAGAGATCTTCAGTTATTCTTTAATACTGGTATTCTTTTACAACCAACTGCATATCAATACTTTGTTCCTCCCCAGATTAAGTTTGTCCCTGTTGATGGAAACGGCGGTGGTGCGCGTGCTGAAGTTCTTACTAAAGATGGTCAAATTTTAGATGTTGTTTTAACTGAATCTGGATATGGTTATACTAAACCACCAAAAGCAGTTGTCACTAGAGGATATATTGTTAAAAGAAATGATAATAGAATTATTAATTCTCTATCAGTTCTTAAAATTGAAACTGATATTGCTCCTGGCGGTGCTTTTTCTATTGTTCAAACAGAAGTTACTATTAGTGGGGAGGGTGCTGTAAGCAGTATCTTCTCTATTCTTTCACTTGGCATTGCAGGATCTGCAAAAATTGTCAATACTGACATAACAGAGAATATCTGGCCAGATTTAGTTAATTGTGGAGATGATCTTGCACCTGAAACAGTTGAAAACTGGATTATTATGGACCCAGTGGATCCAATTGCACAATTATCAGTTGTTGTCACTGAACAGGTTATTACTTGTACAATCAACTCTGTTCAATCTGTTACAACATCTCAAGAAGCAGAATCGATTACTGATGAGATTGTTTCTACTTTAATCAAGAAAATTAATGCACCAATTTCTTATATTAAAGATGAATCTTATAATATTATTGGTGCATTCTTGGATGCTCCATTGTCTCCTACAGCAACCATAGTATATGTTACAAATACATCTCTCTTCCCAGATAGCGGTATACTACAGATCGGAAGAGAGATTGTATCTTACGAGAGCAAACTTGAAGATAGATTCTATAATGTTACCAGAGGTGATGAGGGCACAGAAGCACAAGCACATCCTGCAGGTCAGTACCTGAGAACTATACCAAATACAGTTTTTGTTATATCGGTTGGTACTACTTCAATTCAAAGTGAATTTGGCGTCATGATGACTGATGCCAAGTGCGTTGAAGTTAAATCTAATATTGAAATTGAGTCAGATTCTTTAAATACTCTCTCTGTACAGAGTTCTATTTTAAAGGAATTTGAAATTGGTATTCCAACTGATGTTGTCCCTGGAATACAGTCAGTTGTTGTTATACCGGTTGGTACTACTTCAATTCAAAGTGAATCTGGTGTTACGATTACTGATGCCAAGTGCGTTGAAGTTAAATCTAATATTGAAATTGAATCGGATTCTTTAAATACCCTTTCTGTTTCTACAGAACTTGAAGTTGATATTTTAATTGATATTGTCTCGGGCATTCAGTCGGTTGTTATACCTGCTGGTGCTGTTTCGATCGAGAGTGAATCTGGTGTTACGATTACTGATGCCAAGTGCGTTGAAGTTAAATCTAATATTGAAATTGAATCGGATTCTTTAAATACCCTTTCTGTTTCTACGGAACTTGAAGTTGGTATTTCAGTTAATATTGTCTCGGGACTTCAAATTGCTACAGAAATTACCAAGTTTGAAGGATTTAAGAGAACCAGTGCAATTTTTACAGTTTCAGGTAACGTTGAAACTAATATTAATTTGAGTATTGGTGGAATCTCTTCTACTACATATAATGTTGCTGCTGACTTAGCAGTTGTTAATGGAAGATTAAAACCAGCTGATGTATTAATTCAACGTCAGACTGGTGTTATTGATTTTGTTGAAGAACTTGTTGTCCTACAAACATCTATTAAGACTAGAAACTAATGCCAGAAATAATATTAGAATCACCATATAATGAGATTGTCAAAAGAGATTCAACTACTATCATAGTAGAAAATTTTAAGAAGAGAGTCCCTGAAGGTTTTGAACCTTTTACATCTGGAGTTGCTGGATCTAGAATAAAAGATTTTGAGAAGTACAAATTTGAAGGAGATATCATTATTGATGATGTGTCTAGATCATTTCCAAGTCTTGCAATTAGAGACTTTGAAGAACGTGCTCTATCATCAATTACTCTTAATGGCAATAGGTTCAATATAGGACCATCTGGAGTAATTGCAGGAGTAACTTTTGCTGATGGTCTTCAATCACTCTCTAATCTTTCATCTTCTCTTACTACAATAAATGTAGACAATACATCTAATTTTGATGATAGTGGTTGGTTGTTTACCTCATCGAGGATTCTAATTAAGTATACGGCAAAAACCGCAACTACTTTTACAGGTTACGTAGTAACTGGACCAATCACACTAAATAACAATGATGAATTAGTGCAATTTTCTGGTCCAGAGTGATCTGAAAATAAATCAATATAAATAAATCAGATATTAAAACGTTCCAGAGAAAAACAATAATGGCTGCAATCATCTCAGATAAGTTTCGTATTTTTAACGCGAAACAATTTTTAGAGTCGCTTAGCGAACCAGCAGGCGGCGCTCAGGATAGCGCAGAAAAGACAAGAATGTATTTCTTCGTTGGTCGCCCCCAACGCTGGGACGCATTCCTTGAGATTTTCTCATCAAACTCCATCAATTTTGTCGCTGGCAACTCCGTTTATGTTGCTTCTGACGATAATGGAACATATACTTTCGCAAACTCTCCATTTAAGGCGCAGATTGAAGAAGTATATGACAACTCTCTTATCCTAACCAGTGTATCCCCTTCTACCAACTCCGCTCCTCTGCCAGGTGCAAACTTAGAAGGTTGGAACGGCACAGCAGATACTGGCGCTGAAGCTCGTGCTGGAGTTTATCGTTACGCAACAGAAGATACCCCCCCAACTCCTCTAGATAATCAAAACGAGAAGTTTGATGTCTACGATGAAATTATTGCTGCTAAGCGTATTACGGATCAGTTTGCGCGAAATGTTGTTACGCGTTATGACTGGAACCTTCTTGCAACGGAACCACGTTTTGACATGTGGATGCCTGACTATGCTGCGACCACAACTGGTCAAGTAGGTAAGCAATCGACAACTGGTGCTGCTAGTATTGGTGATGCTAAGTTCTACGCTGTTAATGGTAACTACGAAGTATTTAAGTGTCTCTATAACGGTAAGTTCCCAGGTCAAGTTGATCCTAACCCAGTTTACGAACCAAAAACTACTCCTTCTGCAGGTCAAGGAACTTACTCTGCGGGAACTGGAATTTTCACTGAAGGTTCTGACACCACTGTTGCTGATTCTGCTTCTTCTGGTTATGTCTGGAAGTATATGTACACCATCCCAACCGATGATGTTCTGAGATTCCTCTCAACCAACTTTATGCCAATCAACCTTGGCGTAACTCCCTTCAACTCAACTGCAGAAACAACTCGTGCTGCAACTGAAGCACTTGCTGTTGATGGTGCTATCTATATCTCTCTAATTGAAGATCTTGGATCCAGTCTTCCTAATGGAATTCACTTTGCACCTGTTTTGGGTGATGGACAAGTTTCGGGAACTGAAGCAGTTGCTGAAATCGTAGTTAGTGGCGGAACAATTAATTCCGTAAGAATGGTAACTGTTGGATCAGGTTACACTTATGGTACTATTGCACTTGACGACGGCGCAACTGTTGGTGGTCTGAAGTACGGTTTGTTTGCCGAACAAACTTTGACTAATCCACGTACTGGTGTTACTGGAACTGGCGCGATCGAACCTATCCTTTCTCCTCAAGGTGGTCATGGTAGTGACTTTGAACTAGAACTCAACGCTAAACGCGTCATGACGAACATCCGTCTGACCTATGCTGAAGGTTCTGGTGATTTCCCTGTTGACAATGACTTCCGTCGTATCGGTATTATCAAGGATCCATACAACTGGGGTACAACTGATTTCGCAACACTAGATACTCTCAATGGTCTTTATGCTGTTAAGATTTCTGGTACTGGCGGAACTGATTATGTTCAAGACGAAGTAATCACTCAAACACTTGCAGGTGGCGGCACCGCACGCGGTACTGTTGTTTCCTGGACTCTAGATTCTGGTTCAACTACTGAAGGTGTTCTTAAGTATATTCAGTCACCTGACATTCATGCCGATAATGGTGTTCTAAGATCTTTCGAGGCAGGTAGTCCTATCACTGGTGCTGCATCACTTTCTGCTGGTTCAGCTGACGCTACGACCACTGGATCCACAATTCTTGGTGTGTCTTTCACTAATGGTTTTGGTGTTCCTGAGATTGAACCTAATTCTGGCGATATCATCTATGTTGAGAACAGAAGACTGATCACGCGTGCTGCTGACCAAATCGAAGACATTAAGTTGGTAATTGAGTTCTGATCCATTCCTAACCTCCTAAATAAGGTTAGGAAAATCAGAACGTTAGTAATACACAATGCCCCAGAATACTAACTTAAACGCATCGCCTTACTTTGAAGACTTTGACCCAAAGAAAAATTTCTATAAGGTTCTATTCAGACCAGGGTATGCAGTTCAAACTAGAGAGTTAACTACTCTCCAGTCTGTTCTGCAGACTCAATTAGAAAACTTTGGTAGAAACGTCTTCAAGCAAGGCGATCTTGTTGTGCCTGGAGAAGTGGGTCTCAACACAAGACTCAATTTTGTTAAGTTGTCATCAGTATCTGAAGTAGCAGTTTCTGGTGATGATGGCAATATTACTTACCAGAAGTATGATATTAAGACCCTTGTCGGTTTAAAAGTTCAAGGTATTTCTTCTAGTGTTATTGCTACTGTTGTAGCGACAGAATATGGTTCTGATACAGAATCTGACACTATCTACGTTAACTATCTAGATAGTGGTGCATCTGGTGACGAAGAAAGATTTCGTCAAGGCGAAACATTGGAGATTATCGGGGGTGTCAACTCTCCTCTATTAGTCGTTGGAACTGATGGAGTCTCTCTGCCGACATCGATTACTGTAACCGATTCTGATACAGGTATAGAGTCTTTCTTAGACAGTCCTGCAATGGGTTACTCTTCTGCTGTCAAGGTAGAAGAGGGCATTTATTTTGTTAATGGATACTTTGTGAGAAACTCCGAGCAGTTGCTCGTTGTTAACAAATACTACGACAAACCTTCTGCTAAAGTTGGTTTTAAAATTTCTGAAAGTCTGGTAACACCAGAGCAAGATTCATCTCTATATGACAATGCAAGAGGTTTCTCTAACTTCTCTGCACCTGGAGCACATCGTCTTAAGATTGATCTTCAACTCGTTAAGTATGACTACTTTGCTTTAACTGATAGGAACTTCATTCAATTGCTACTCGTTAAGAGTGGTGTCATTCAGAAGCAACTCAAAGCAAATGATTTCTCTTTGGTTGAAGCAGCACTCGCTAGAAAGACTTTTGATGAGTCTGGCGATTACGTTGTAGAACCATTCCCTCTGCAAGTTAGAGAATACTACCAGCAAAATGATAATCTTGGTTTCTATGCTAAGGATGACAACAATCTTGTCAATGGTCTAAACCCCAACGTTGCCGAAGCAAAGTTAGTAGGAACCATTGGTAGTGGTAAAGCATATATCAAAGGTTACGAGGTTAAGAACAAAGAGACCAAGTATATTGAAATTGATAAGGCAAGAGATTCTCTTAAGAGAGATAATCAAACTCTAAAAACATCTGGTCTGACTTCATTCTTCATCACCAATGTGTATGGCACTACACCTCTCAACTCAGAAGGTGCAGAACTAAATGCATATCCAACTGTATTCTTAAACTCCGTATACAATGATGGTAGCGTAGGTCTGAATAACACTGAAGCAGATTCTGATGTCAAGCAGACTATCAATCGCCGTGGACAAGGATATGAAGTAACTGATGGTATTAAGACTATCTACTGTTCTATTGAGGACCCTGCTTTTAATTCGGATAGTTTTACTGATACTCTTCTAGAGTCCACTATTTCTAAACTATGGTTCATCAAGACTCGTTCTGACTCTGGTAACACTAATACGTATTCATACGTTGATGTTCTTTCTTTCTCTAAAGTAAGAAGACCTGAAATTGATGGATCCGGGTCAGGGACATATATCGAACTGACTGTTAAAGGTAATCGTGGTGAACTGGATGTATTCTTACTTGATTACGATCTAACAGATTCTATCAATCTTGTTCGCGAACTCTATAAAACTGAAGTTGAGGTTCAAACAAGAAACTCTCCTCTGTTTGTAATTAGAGATTACAACGAATCTATCACTCCTATTGTAGGACTGACAAAACCAAAGAACGTCGCACTTAAGGAAGTAAGTCCTGGTTTCAATAAAGATACTGATAAGATTATATCTAAAGGAAAAATGACGGGTGGTGTTGAAAAGTATAACTCCATCTTTGACTTCTCGTTTTTTGCTCCTGAGTTCTTCACTCGTCTTCTTATAGAAGAAACTATTACAGGAACTGAGTTCACTCCTGGTAAGTATATCTATGGTGCTATTAGTGGAGCAGTTGCTGTTATTGAAGGTGGCACGTCTGCAACCTACTCATCTATCAATAAATTATTTGTCACTATGGTGTCTGGTGTATTTTCACCTGGAGAGACTATCCTAGGAGAAGATGGTGGAACACTTAAGATTGCTGTAGAGAATACCGTTTCTCACTTCATCTGTGTCAAGCGCGGAGACTCCTACAACGTAGGAAACCCTGTTATCACTCTAGATGGTGTAGAGTATCCTAGAAGTGCCATTGAGATGGTAATTCAGGGGTCTGGTGCTATCTCTAGAGTATATGTCAAAGATAGAACAGTAGTTACTCAACTCTTTTCGCAACCACCTGCAGTAGAAGTTGGTGGAGTAACTCCACTTCCAATAAATCAAGCAAACATTATTCCTGTTCTGTTTAGGAATACAGTATATACTTACTCGCCTAAGAACGTCAAGTCTCTATATTCTGCTTTTGGTTCTGGTAGTAAGAACAAGTTCTCTGCTGATGTCGAATTAGAAAGAACTGGTTATACTACAACTACTTCTATTACTGATTTCACATTCTCTGGAACCAGAGGATACAAGTATATCGAGTGTAATGGTTTTAACGGTGATGCATCGAAAAATCTTGTTCAAGGTGATATTGTTCAGTTCTCCGATGTCAATGGTGACGTATTTAAGTATGTTGTTCAGTATGCAACTAGACCTGATGGTGTTAAGAGATCAAGAATCTACTTGGATCGCGTTCTACAAGCAGATGTTGTTAATGCATCTGTTGTAAACCAGAGACCTCTTATTGAGAATCCAGTAGGAACCCTAGTCTTCCCAACAGGAGATAAACAGATCAAGTCACTGATTGATTCATCTGAAGATTCCAAAATTACTTACTACTTCAGAAGAGACTTCATCACTACTGCATCTTCTGGCAGCGGTAACCTAACATTTGCTGCACAACTTCCATTCGGAACACAGAGATTTGCTGAGTTTACTCAAGAAAACTTTTTGATCACTGTTCTGGATCCTGGTGTTGCAATTCACGATTCTGAATTAGGAGCAGATCCTAGCAATGATCCTCCTACTCTGCTTCCATTTACAGGAACACTGAAACAGGGTGATGTTATATACATCGATCCTTCATTTGTAACTATTGAACAGTCTGATAGCAATTTGACTGCTGGTAGTGTTACCATAAACTTCCCAGAAAACTATTTTGGTAACATTGATCAAATTAGAGAAGCATTAGAGAATAGAGTTTCTAATCCAGAATCAGGAGATCCTATATTTGATGTTCCTGCTATCAATTTCCCAACATTAAAGTTGACTGCTACACTGCAAGTATCTAAAGCAAAACCAAGACTTAAGACTTCTATTGAGAACAAGCAAATTATTGTTCAATCTGGTGGAACAAATGTCGTTCCATTTAGAGGACAAGAGAATGGTGGCGAGACTATCCAGATTGTCTCATATTCTGACGTATACAAACTGAAGTATGTATATGAAGGTTCTGTCTCTGCACCTCCTACTGTTGATGCAGGTGGTAACCTAGTATCTGGAACAGATGTAACTGATAAGTATACCTTCGACAATGGTCAAAGAGATACCTTCTATGATACTGCAAGACTAGTTTTGAAACCAGGATTATCTGCTCCTACAGGACAGTTGATTATTTCTTTCGATTACTTCGAGCACTCACAAGGTGACTTCTGTACTATTGACTCTTATCTACATGAAGCAGGTGTTACTGAAACTGAGATTCCATCCTTCAACTCCTCAGTCAGCGGTCTAGTCTCCTTGAAGGATGTCATTGACTTCCGACCTAAGGTTGACAACACAAACATCCTTCCTGGTTATCAGGATAGATCCTTCCTAGCGCAGAATGAGTATTTGTCATTCACCGCAACCTCTGGTATTCCATCAAGCACACCATCGGATGATCTAAACTTACCTTGGACTGTCAAGTATAACAAGGATCAGTATCTTGATAGAATTGATGGAGTGTTCCTCAATACTCAAGGTAGTTTTATTGTCAAGAAGGGAAACTCTTCTTTGAACCCATCCAGACCTGAAACTCTTAGTGATTCTATTCCTTTATTCTATCTGTATGTTCCGGCATACACCGATAGTTATAGAGATGTAAGAATTGTTCCTTTAGAGAACAAACGCTATACGATGAAGGACATCGGTAAACTTAATCAACGTGTTGATCGTCTTGAGTATTATACATCTCTAAGCATTCTTGAGCAGCAAGCATTGAATATGCAAGTTCAGGATGAGATTGGTCTGGATAGATTCAAGACTGGTTTCTATGTTGATAACTTTGAAACTCATAAAGGAGATGTCAAGTCTACTGACTATTCTTGCGCTATTGACTCCCAACAATCTGTTCTGAGGCCACAAGTCAGTGAAGATAGTCTCCTAGTCAAAGAAGTCAACACTAGAGAAGACCAGAGAAGAGTTGCTGGTTATGTTAACAACAACGGTGTTCTTTCTCTGCCATTCACAAACCAGAGACTACTGGGTAATAACTTTGCTACTAAAACTATTAACCCAAACCCATTTGTTGTTCTGCAGTATGTTGGTGATCTATTTGTTGATCCTAACGTTGACTCCTGGTATGATAAAAACACGGTTCCTCTCGTAACAGATAACAACACCAATTTATTTGTTCCTTTCCTTTCTAAGGATGACCTCTCATCTGCATTCAGTAGTCTTTATAACTCATTCCTAGTAACATGGAATGGAACTGAGAGATCTTTCTACAATATCAACGGTCTATCCAAGACTAACGATGAGATTGTTGCCGAAGAAGTAACTTCTGCGTCTGTTGCAAGTTCTTCTAATATAAGTCCAGAAAATAATGAGACTCCAAAAGGTGTTTCTGTGAAGACTAGTAACGGCAAGTCTATTGTCAACTCCTTGCAATACTTTGCTCGTAGTATTCCTGTCAAGTTCAACATTCGTAGACTAAAACCTAAGACTGAAGTATTTGTATTCCTAGAAGGTAAGAAGATCAACCGTTGGGTTGTTCCTGATATCAGATTTACTGGAATACCTAGCAACTCTCTATCTACGTTCAATGCTCCTATCATCACTGATGTAAATGGCAACGCAAGTGGTATCATTCTAATTCCTGCTGGTAAGGCACCACGTCAAGCAACTCAGTGGACAGGTGATGTAAAAACAGTATCCTATGATGCAAATTCTGAAGAAGTTAAGATCACCACTGGCGAGAAGACTATTAGATTCACATCTAGTAGTATCAATACAGATAAGGCAACTGTAGAAACCTTTGCGGAAACTAAGTTCTATGCAACTGGTCTGCTACCAGAAAACCCTGCTTCTATCGTATCCACAAAACCTGCTTACTTTAAGTCTAACGAAGGAACCCAGTTGGTTTCTAGTAATACAGAACAAGAGCAGAAACCAAATCCACTTGCCCAAACCTTCAAAGTTGAAAATTATGAAGGTGGTGTATTTACTACTGGAGTAGATTTATTTGTAAACACCAAAAGCGATACGATTCCTCTTCGTATATATCTGACAGATGTCAATTCTGAAAAACCAGGAAAAAATATTGTTCCTGGAACTGAAGTTGTTGTTGAACCTTATACTTACCTAAAAGTATATGTTTCTGACACTGTTACTATTCTCAAGGATGAAATAATTTCTGGAGAGTCTAGCAATGCATCTGGTCCTGTATTGAATATTCTCGATAAGAATAACAATGAACTCGCTATCTCGGAAGACAATGAGATTGTCCTAACCAATGAGCAGGTTTACACTGTTGTTCTTGAAAATAATAATGGTGTTTCATTCGTTCCTGATGAGCGTCTAAAGATTTCTTCTATTATTACATTTAATAACGCAAACAATACTAATATTACTGCAAGAATTGCTAAAGACTCTGGTGTTGTCTCTGCACTAAAAGTTATCAACGCTGGTGATAACTATGATACTGCTACTATTACTGTTGAGTCTCCAAGTCTACCTGGCGGTAGCAACGCCACGGGAACGGTTGTAGTGTCTGGTGGTCTGATTTATGCTTCTACTATCACTCTTGCTGGTAGAGGATACACAGAACCACCTTCGATTGTTATTAGAGGAACAGGAATTGGTAACGGCGGAGCAGTTATCGAAGCAGAGATCGAGATTACAGAACCTGCTGTAAGAATGGGTGTTGCTACAGATACTACTGGCGTTGTTCCATCTATAACTCCAACCAAGTTTTACTTTGACTATCCTGTATATCTACAAAATAATACAGAGTATGCTTTGATTGTTGAGACCGATTCTCAGGATTACAGCATCTGGGCATCTAAACTTGGCGAGACTGAAATCGCAACTAATACTACAGTCACTACTAACCCATCACTTGGTTCTGTTTACAAGTCACAGAATACTGGTTCTTGGGTAGAGGATCTATTTGAAGACATCAAGTTCACTCTTTACCGTGCTGAGTTTGATATTTTTTCTACTGCTACCATCGATGTCACTAACAAGTCACTTGGTTATGAAAAGATGGTTGACAATCCTCTAGAGACATATGCATTTGCAAATGCCAATGCAACGTCTGAGTTGTTTAAGAACAACAATAATGTTATCAAGGTCAACCATAAGAATCATGGTTTTGAAGATGGTAAGTCGTATGTATTCTTCAAGAATCTAGAGACTACTGCTGGATATACACAAGGATCACTGAATACTAATTTGTTTAGGGTATCCAACTGTGGTATCGATTCATTCTGTGTATCAGGAATTGGCAGAGCAGCAGACACAGTATTTGGTGGCGGTGCTAGTGGATTGATTACTTCTAATAAGAAGTATGAGAGAGTTTTGGCACAATTCTCATATATTCAGTCGCCTTCTACAAACATTGATACTGCAATCAAGACAACTAATGTAGTTCCTGTCGATTCCAACACTGAGAACTATAATTCTTACTCTGTTTCTAATTTTGAAAAAACTTTCCTCAACGAAGAACAGTTCTTTATCAACCAGAAGGTTGTTGCATCAGACATCAACACTCTACTCAATAACCTTGGTAACAGTATTGTTTATAGATTGACACTTTCTTCTACTAAGACATATCTGTCTCCTATTATTGATCTTAAGACATCTTCTATCAAATTATCCTCTAATAGAATTGAAAACGGTGCTGGTAAAGAGAACAGATATGGTAAGAGATTCCAAGTCATTGAGTTCTATCCTGTATACAGATTAACTATAAGTGGCAACCTAGACGTAAACAGCAATCCAATTATAATTAGCATTGGTCAAACTGTTGAAGGTATTGGCAACGATGCACAAAATATCAGCGCATCTGGTTCTCGTGGTGAAGTTGTAAGATATAGAAGCTCCGACAATACTATCTTTATTAAAGTTAAAAATAACAATGTTTTTAAAGCAAATGAGCAAATCTTTTTCTCATTACAATCACAAGAAAATGGGGCATTAGAAGACAACACAGTTATTGTAAGTGCTTCTGGAGCAATCAAGCAAAATCCAAGTTTCTCTTTTAATCAACTAGTTACTGGTATTAATCCTTCTGATCCTACCGAAACTTATGATAACCTAATCAATGGAACCGTCCGTGTTTGGGATATTCCTTCTCAGACTCTAACTCTAGAGAATGATAAGCAACCAATCAATTCTGACTATTCCAGTTCTAGTAAAACTGGTTCTTTTATTAGGACTCAGCAAGTTGCTGATCAATCTGCTGACATCTTTAGAGTTGGTGATCTCGTTTCTTGGTCAAATTTAGATGCAGGAAATGAAAGATATTATGAAATCAAAACAATGTCATTCTCGGATGGTATAGATTTTGTTCCTGAAGATAGTGCAAAAGATACTTCCTCTGTTGCCAAGTATATAACTAAGGAGATCACTCTTGCTCAAGGTGCAACTGCAATTGATGTTATCATCACTGCAAATGTAACTGATAGTGAGAATATTCAACTTGCATATAAAACTAAGACAACTTCTATCCAGAAGAAATTTGAAGACATTGAATGGCAATTCTTTAATGGAACAGGATTCGAGGATACACCTAAACTTGCTACACCACAAAATACAATTTCTTCTCAAAAAGAAGAGCAGGCGGCATATCAAGAGTTTAGATACACCATAGATAACTTAGATGAGTTTACTTCATTCGGAGTTAAGATTTCGATGAAAACTGACGAACCATCTTACGTTCCTAAGATCCAAGATATTAGAGTTGTTGCTTCTATATGATAAAAGTAAAAGGTCACGATAAACTTTATAGAGATCCACAGACAGGGGCAATTGTTAATAAACAGTTGCCTCCCAAAAAATCTGCATCACAAACTATATTGTCAATGAAGAGTGACATAAATACATTGAAGGAAGAACTATCTGACATCAAGCAACTTTTAGCAGAGATCGTAAGAAATGCCAGCAATTAACGTCGCTAAATCAGACACCTTTGAAATTCAAAGGAAAAAAATTAACCAAATTGGTACAAACCTTTTTGGCATTTCTCAGGGTGGAAGTGATCTTTCAACTGGTCTGTTAAAATTAGGAGATGGATCTAGAACACAACCATCTCTAGCATTTACTACTGATGCCACTTTAGGAATATTTAAAGTTTCTCAAAATGAATTAGGTTTTGTTAGTAATTCTAAGAAAATATTTGATATTAGGCCGACCGAAGGAGTCTTTTTTAAAAATGCTGTAGTAAGAAAACAGATTGCTATAACTTCTGGTATAGTCTTATCATCTAGAGGATCTGGATATGATGCTGGTGTTTATAGTGGAATTAGTTTTGTTGGTGGTTCTGGTTCTGGAGCAATTGGTAACATCACTGTAATACCTTATGTTGGATCTACTACCAATAGTGGTCTTGGATACACAGAAGGTGATTATCCAGACACTATATTAACAGGAGGAAATGGTAGTGGTGCAATTGCTGATATTACTATTGGTTCTGATGGTTCTGTAACATCTTTTGATATTTCTATTTTTGATGATGGAACATCATATGTTACTGGAGATGTATTATCTTTACCAGCATCTTTGGGAACACCAACGACTCCCTTTACTTATACAGTTGGTTCTACCAATACTGTATCTAATGTAGACTTTTCATCTGGTGGTCTTGGATATGTAGAAAATGATACCCTTTCAGTAAACTCTTCTGATCTATCATCTCCGTTTCTTTATACAATAACAACATCAAATGTTATAAAAATTGATTTTGTATCTGCAGTTGCTGTTAATGAATTTACTGAAGGTACTAATGTAGTAAATGTAGGAGGAGAAGTTATTTCTCCATTTTTAAACAACATTTATACTGGATCCGCCAGTCAAGTTTTTACAGGAATTTCTTTAACTGGATCATCTGGTACGGGTCTTGTACTTGATCTTTCTACAGACACTACAGGAGAACTTCAAATTGATAGTGTTTCCTCAAGCGGATATTTATTTGTAGATAATGAAATTATTAGTATTCCTGCTGGATCTATCGGAGGAATCTCTGGAGTAGAAATTAATGTAGGAACTGTATCAACTTATTCAAACGTTCTAGTTTTAGAAGTTTATTCAACTGGCGGAATTATTGATTCTATTGTAGTAGAAGATGACAATCAAGCAGTTGGAGGAAGAATTGGTGCTGTGGGAGCAGCACTTGGATCTACATTTGAAATTTCTACAGTAGATAGTTCAAATCAATTTTTAATTGGTGATTATGGCACTGTAGAAACAGATGATGTCAAGTATGCCAGAGATCTTACAATTTATTCTGGTAGTAGATATAGATTTAATTACTCGGGATTTGAGGCAGATTTATTCTCATTCTCGCAAACACCTGGCGGCATATTCGGAAATGTAGATCAAGTAGCTGTAATACTTAGTACCGGATCTAGAGTTTTAACTGTATCTAGTACCACAGGAATCACTGTTGGGATGACAGTCTCAATTGAAAGTGGAACTGGTGTTCTTGAAGCGGGATCTGTAGTTGAATCTGTTGATAACTCTACCACCTTAACTTTATCAGACTTGCCAACAGGAAATGGAACAGCAAATCTAAGATTTGGCGGTGTTGAATATACGGAAGGAGTATTTAGAGGTGCTGATTATATAGAAGTTGATGTTACAGACAACACACCAAACTTATATTATTACAGTCAGAATATAGATGGTTATGGAGGTTCTACTCCTAATTATAATTTCTTTACTCAAAATCCAGATAATCCTAAAACATTTGGTTCTGGTTTAGTTATTACATTAGATAGTGTCGGAAGTTCTGATTCTGTTACTTTAGATATTGATACTGGAGAAGTTAGTGCAACTTCTTTTGTAGGAACTAATGCAACTATTCCTACTATTAATGCCAGCACCAAGATCACGACATTATTGTTAGATGCAAATAATATTAATACATCTTCAATATCATCATCTAATCTTACCATTACATCTGAAAATAAAACTCAAGTAAATGGGAACTTTGATATTGGATCCACAATCCAAGTAGTAGCATCTACAGGAGATATCACAACTTCTGGAGAACTGAAAACTAATGGTTCTTTTAATTCTTCAGATAAATTAACTATTCAAAATAATAATATCGCATCTACAATTAATAATGATATTATTTTATCACCTTCAATCTCACAAATTGTTAAAGTAGATTCTAATACTTCTCTCCAGATTCCATCAGGTACTTCTGCTCAAAGACCAACATCTTTAGCAGCAAATGGTTCTATTAGATTTAATACAGATAATGGACAATATGAAGGATACAGTGCTGCTTCATCTGCCTGGTCATCTCTAGGTGGTGTTAGAGATATTGATGGTAATACTTACATTGAAGCAGAAGCATCCACAGGCGCTAATGATAACACTCTGTACTTTTATAATGATGGCAACAATACTCTACAACTAACTCCTCAAAAGTTAGACTTTATTTCTGTTAAGAATATTTCTTCTTCCAAGACGGGTCTACCGCCATATGTAAATTTTACTACAAATACTTTTTACAATTTAAATGATTATGTTAGATATCAAAAAAATCTGTATCAAGTAACATCAGATGGAACTTCTGGTACATCTGGATCTGAACCTGTTCATACTTCGGGAGTAGCTACATCGGGAACAGCAGAGTTCACATGGTTTGCCATTGCTGTCGATGATATAACATTTAGCGAAATTGATGAAGTAAAAATTGCTCCAGGATCACAGTTATCTGTTGGTAATGAAATTAGAATTGATTCCAATAAAATTTCTACTGACACAAGTGATTTACTTATACAACCAAACTCTGGACAAAAAGTAAAACTTGTTTCTACATCTTCTTTTGCTATTCCTGCTGGCACTACATCACAGAGAGGAACTCCATCTTCAGGATCTATTAGATTTAATACTGAAACTACACAGTATGAAGGATATGTTGCTAGTTCTACTACATGGTCATCTCTAGGTGGTGTTAGAGATGTTGATGGCAATACATATATTATTCCAGAAACTACTGCTGGTGCCGATGAAAATATTTTATTCTTCTATAACGAAGGAGTCAATTCTTTAAATGTCAATCAATCTAGTGTTAATCTTATTAATATTAACACTATTGATGCTTCCACATTAGATACACTAAGTATTGATTGTCAAGAAGTAGATTTTGTTAGTTCTATGAATATCCGAAATAATAGTGATAATCCTTTAGACAGTTTTATATTTACATCTAGAGATAATTTGGATCTTGGTCATGCTACTGGATTGGTAACAACACCTTTACTAAGACTAACGACGGATGGTGATATTAAGATCAATACTGGATTTGCAACATCTACAAGTTCTTACATGACTTTAATTGATAAAGACATGACCATGTTTAACCAAAGAGATTACATGGTAACTTCTAGTGAGTTTACGTTAACTAAAGGATCTAACAATTCAGGAACAACTTTTGTTTTAGATCCGACATTGAGGTCTTCATCAAAATTAATTATTTCAGTCTTCAATCAATCTTCTCTTGATAGAGAAGTATATGAGTATTTAATTACTCATAAAAATCTTGACATTTTTCATACAGAATATGGAAATATTTCCACTGGTGTAGAAATTATCAGTACAACTTTTACATTTAATCCTAGTGGAGATTTAATTGCTACTATAGAATTGACTGATGATGTACTAAATACTGAATTGGTAAATATTAAAGCAGTATCTACGACTTACAGGAGTTAATTTAAATGGCAACCAACTTAAGAAATTTTGATTCTACAGGAGGATTTTCTGTAGGTAAGTCGGAGATTGTAGATAATTTCAAAAATTTTACTAATGTAAACACATTAGAAATTAAGAACTATAATTTTTCTAATGCCACCACCACAAAATATATTTTGAGTGGTACAAACACGGGAGTTTTATCACTTGGTCCGCTCGGTGGTACATCGGAACAGATTTTTCTACCCAATAATACCATTAATTTTATCACAGGAACTGTGGTAGCATCTAATTCTAATGGGGGAGGATTTTATGTTGTTAAAATTGAATCTGCAGTAACTGTTGGTGGAGCTGGAAATGTACAAGAAATTGGCGAATTAGATACTATTATTAGAGATACCATCCCAAATGGACAAGAATGGTCAATCAATGGATATGATAGTGGATCTGCAAACAGATATAGTTATACTACTTCGAGAACAGGAACTACCGAAACAGTTAAATGGGTTGCTTCTACAGAAGTTGTATCTATTACTTGGTCTTAATGCTAAATATAGGTAGGAAAAAAAGCGGTTTAGAGCGGTAACATGAGCTTTAAGTTTAACTCGGATAGCGAAAGAATCTCTGGCGTAAATCCATCTGTTTACGGATCATCCGAATTTACGATTAGAACTGGTTCTGGTGCTCAAGAAAAAGAGATTTTTAGAGCTCAATTATCTGAGACAGCATTACCTAGAGTAGGTATTAACAGAACTGGGAGAAGAGTCGAAAAAATTAATCTTCTTTCAGGAGGAAGTGGATATACCCTACCGCCAACGGTAGAACTTAGTGAACCTACTAGACCACCTTTTATCCGAGCCCAATCATCCGCTGTTATTATTAATGGTTCTGTAACCGCAATTGTTGTAGATAATCCTGGTGATGGTTATGAAACTGCTCCTATCGTAACGTTTAGTGGAGGAGGTGGAACAGGTGTTTCTGCCGAATCTTTTCTAGATGAAGTTTTATTTGAACTTGATGTTAATGGTGCCATAAGAACATCTACTTCGATTATTTCAGATACAGCTCGTATCCTAAACCTGGATATTGATAACTTTGTAACTGCAGACACTAATTTTAGATCTCCTAATTTAAAAACTTTCCAGAATAATACAGGAATTCCTTGGGCACAAAATACTATTATTCAGGTAGGTGATTACAGGTATCATGAGACTAATGTATATCAAGTAACTACGGCAGGTCTAACTGGCAATACTCCTCCAATTCATATTGATGGAATTGAAGAAAACGGTGATGCTCAATTAAAGCATATTGGTTTTAGAGTAAATGACAGCAATCAACCATACTTCGCAGAAACTGGAGATGCTGGCATTTTCCCAAGATCTATTACTCCAAAACTGGGAGATAGATCTGACAAGATTGCTACTACAGAGTATGTTCTGAATCTAGCAACAAATGACGTTGGTGGTCGTATCTATGTTTCGCAGCAAATTGGTAATGATCTAAATGATGGTCGTTCTGCTGTCAACCCAGTCAGAACAATCAAGAGAGCATGTCAAATTGCTTGGTCTACTCAAGGTATAAAAGAAACTGTCATTATTTCTGGAGGAGACTATGTAGAAAACAATCCAGTTTCTATTCCACCTGATTGTTCTATTGTTGGAGATAACTTACGTTTAGTTCTTGTTAGACCACAGAACCCCAACAAGCACGTATTTAAGTTTGGAGATAAAAACTATCTAACCGGTATTACATTCCGCGATCAGATTGATTCTAATGGCGATCCAATAGCAACATGGGATTTTGCCATGGTGTTTGATGATAAACAGAGAATCTATTTTGACAAAGAATCTGGCGGAGATTTTGGTAGGACACTACCTATTGGTCACCAGATCTTTGGTCCACCAAGAATTAATGTACAGTTTCAAACAAACACTGGTCTTGCTAACTTAGTTAATGGGATTCCTATTAGAGGTGTTAACACTGGTGCAGAGGGTAGACTTTTTGATTTATCGTTTAGTGAAACAACTGGACCGAATGCATATGTAAATGGTGAATCTTCTATTGATGTTACAAATAGTACTTTTAGTACAGGCGAAACTTTCCAATTTGGTGGTGATGGTACAATCAAGTTTGTTGAAGAATCTTCTGTAACAGCAGGTCAACTTCTATGGGCAGTTGGTAACGTATATGCTGTTGCTACTAGTGGCACCACTGGATCCGGGATTCCGACTCATACTTCCGGCACAGTAAGTAATGGAACTGCAGATCTTACGTTCCTGAGAGACGCTTATGAGTTTGTTTCTATCGATATCAAATCTATTCGTTCTGAAGGTGAAGTCGTAGAGACTGGAACTGATTACACTTCAGCTTTACCTATTACAAGAATTGATTTCTCTAAGCAAGGAACTCCTGAAGTTTCTCAAGGTGGTTTTGGATCTGAGGTAGAAGGAAATGCTGAAGATTTAGGTGGCATTGTTTTCTATACAAATGCTCTGGTAGGAAGAACAAACGTACATGATTTCAAAGAAGGTCAAGAAATTGAAATAAATGGGTTGCCATCTTCTGGACCAGATCTTTCTTTCCTTAATGGTAAGCAGAGAATCTATAAAATCCTGAGAGATGCTGATGGTAGATCCAGAAGATTTATTATTCCTAAAAAAACTACAGCTATCAGTACAGATAATTATCAACCAACGGGAATTGTTGAAGTAAGGTCTGCAATGTCTTACATGACATTATCTTTGCTCAACTCTCCAAATAAATTTTCTAGAGCATCATATGTATCTAGAAGATATCAAGATGCTTGTAATTTAATTAGAAATAATATTGAGTTTATCAAAGATGAAGTTGTTTTAAAACTAAATGATCAGTTTGCTAAAAAACATTTTGCTGTAGAAAATGTTAATACTTCTCTAAATACTTTCCAAGTAAGAACCAATCCTAATGATTTTGTTCACACCTATGTTTCTGGCGGAACAGTAACATTTGGAGGAACTGAATATTCTGTAACTGGATTTGTATACAGTAATACTACAGGTATTGGAACCGTTGCCACTGCAGGAATCCCTGGACTAAAAGATGGCAAAGTTGTTAAAATTGAAGATATTGTAATTTCATGTTCTCAGGGTCAAAAGATTTATCCTGGATTCAATATTCCTGGCGGAGATTCCAAGTGCTATAGAGATGTAGGACACTTTGTAAATGCCATTCTAATGGATCTTGAGTATGGATCTAATGCTCATGTTATTGAAGCAGCAAAGTATTATATTGCTGGATCTAGGATTAGATATGTAGATAATGAAATTATTCAAACTGTAAGAGCATTTGAATATGCTAGACAGTTGACTATTCTTGCAATGAGGAATTGGATTACAGGAGATGGAACTTCTGATAATTCAGAATATCTACCAAAATATTCTTCCGTAAGCAGATATAAAGATCAAAGTGTAATTAATACAACTGCTGGTACTCCAGTTTGTGCTGATGTAGAAACATCTATCAATACTCTAGTTTATCTGTTTAATGATATTCTTGCTAATAATACTAATGGAACATATCTAGATGCTGCTTATTTAATTTCTAGAAACAAAACGCTAATCGCTGATCAATCATATAGAGACGCAATTGCTTTCTATCCTGCTCTAAAACTATCTACAGATAGAGCATATAAGTGCAAGAGAGATATTGAACTAGTTCTATCTGGTTTGATTAGAGATCTTGCTTTAGGTGGAAATGGAGGCATTGTTAATGCTGCTGAAAACTATTACACTGGACAAGCACTTACAGGAGTTCCTGAGGCACAATTAGGAGCAACTATCTATGCTTTCAGACAAGCACGTAAGTACGCTCGCCAAGCGATGCGTAACTGGACAAATGGAAATTACTTCGAGGCTACGCCATCTAACGCTACATACGATTCAACAAATGGAGATGTAGTTCTTACTGTAGCAACATCGGGTCTAACATTTGTTCCTGTAGCAAATAGAGATAGAGTTGCATTTAAAGAAGGTGCTCTCATATTCACATGCGATCCTGGTAGTGGTGCTGGAACTCATGCAAGTCCAACACCAACAGATCGCAATTACGGCAAGAGCACTTTAGTTACTGCGGTATCTACTTCCGGTGCTAATACTCTTATTACTGTAAATGTTGGTGATGCTGGGACTGCTGCTGGTGTATCACACACCTTTGCTTCTGCATTAGCGAATGGAACTTTTGTTGTTCCTGAAGAAATTGATTTAGATAGTCCTTTCTCTGCATCTAGATTTGAGGATTGGAATATTCTTCCTGACGTTGGTGCTGTTCTAGAGGAACTATTTACTCCTTCTAATGCTGTATATGATCCTGCTACAGGTAACTTTGATGTTACTGTAACTGGTCATGGATTGACTGGATCTGGCAACTCCATGAGAATTGCTCCTCAGTCATTTACGTTCACTTGTGCTATGGATAGCAACAAGACTGAACATTATTTGCCATCTGCTGGTCAAACAGCATTTGATAGTGATCTACCTGTAACAGTAGTAGATACTAATACACTTCGTGTAAGTGTGGGGGCATCAGCAGCAGACGTACAGTTTACTCCTACAGATGCTACATATGATCCTGCTTCTGGAGAAGTAACGTTAACTATCGGAACGCATAGTCTATACATTGGTGCAGGTATTGTACTTGATGACAACTCCTTGTCGTTTACTTGCGGCATGGATGGAAATCAGTCTATTAAGACTTATCCTCGTCCTGGTATTGATCCATTTGCTGGTAGATCTATTCCCATCTCAGCAGTTACTGATACTACAATTACAATTAATGCAGGCAAGTCTGCCGAGAATGTAGATTTCCAACCAACATCTGGCAGTTATGATTCTGGATCAGGAGATTTAGTTCTCGATATTGGTCAGCATGGATTGGGTGTTGGTCGTGGAATTATTATAACAGACAACTCACTAGTATTTGATGGAGGAAGTCTACCACGCCCCGGTATAGATTCTTTCTCTGGTAGTTCTATATCTATCACAAATGTTGGTTCTTCTGATCATACAGTAACTGATGCCAATTATGATGCTTTAGTTGGTCTCGTAACTTTAACAATTGCTAATCATAACTTCACTGAAGGTGATTATATTAAAGTTGCCGATGCTTCATTAACATTCTCTTGTCAACCTGAAGGAGAATCTGCTCCAATCAATAAATCATATCCTCGTGCTGGGTACGATT